GGCGTCACGCTCGACGAGAACGGCGGGGACGACAACGAGACCGCGACCCGAATCCAGATCGACATCTACGGCGCTTCGACAGACGTCGACGCCAAGACGGCGGCCGTCAAGGCCGCGCTGAAGACCTGGCACATTTCGAACGTTGTCTTGCTCGAGATGGACGGCTTCGAAGATGAAGTGAAGCTGCACCGTACCACGCTCGACATCGCCACGATCCACGATTAACCCGCATCACCATCCACAATCCGCCCGCTGATGCGGGTTTTTTTACGCTCAAAGGAACATTATGGCATCCGGCATCTCGGCTCAAAAAAGTAAGTTGTTCATCGCAACCGGCATCGGTGGCGCAAAAAACATCTCCGCGATCACGGTCGGCTTCCCGGCCATCGTGACCAGTGCCGCGCACGGGCTCAATAACGGCGACGTCGTCACCCTGGCAGGCATCGTCGGCACCATGTCTATCCTTAATGGCCAGACCCGTGTGGTGATGAACAAGACGGCGAACACCTTCGCGCTGTATGACACCGATACCACCGGCCTGACTTACACCTCGGCCGGAACGGCCACGCCGCAGGCATACACCAAGATCAACGGCATCAACTCGTTCGACGGTTTCGACGGCCAGGCCGACGACATCGATACGACCGACCTCGACTCGGACGGTAAGGAATACATCAGCGGCTTACGTGACGAAGGCAAGTTCGGATTCGAAGCCAAGCGCCTTCGCGCCGATCCCGGGCAAATTGCCCTGCGCGCCAACCTCATCAGCGGCGCGGTCGTCGGTATGCGGCTGGAGCTGTCGGACGGTACGGTCGTGAGCTTCAGCGTTCTGGTGAAAACAATGCCGATCGGCGGTGCGGTCAACGCCGTCCTGAAGGGCAAGATCGACTGCAAGATCTCCGGCGCGATCGCCGTCGTGTAATTCCACCGGCGCGCCGTGCGGCGTGCCTACCACCTCTCACCCGTAGGATAAAAATGAAACTTCTCGACAAGGCAGCTTTTTTCGCCGCTGAAGACCTGAAGCACGAAGACGTGCCGGTACCACAGCTGGGCGGCTCCGTCCGCATCCGTGTGATGACCGGCGCTGCCCGCGACGCGTTCAACGAATACATGCAGTCATTCGGAGATGCGAAACGGCCGGCAAGCGCGATCAATGCCGCCCTCCTGGTGCAAACCTGCGTCGATGAATCGGGCGCCCCGATGTTCACGATGGACGAAATCGACATGGTGCGCGACAAGAGCGCTGCGGCGCTCGATGTGATGGCCGCAGCGGCAATGCGGATTAATGGCCTGGGTATTAGCGCAGCGGACGACGCAGCAAAAAACTAAGTGAGCGGCCAGAGCGGCGATTCTGGCACAGGCTTGCCCTGCAGCTCGGCATGAGCGTCCGGCAGGCGCAGGCCGAGATTGATTCGGCCGAGTTCAACGCGTGGCGCGGCTATTACCTCCTCGAGCCGTTCGGCGCCCGGGCTGAAGATATGCGGCACGGCGTCCACATGGCACTTATTGCCAATCCACAGCGGGGCAAAGATGTCGAGCCAATTACGGCCGCAGACTTCATGCTTGGCGTAAGTGAGGTCGAGCAAGACGACGAACCGATCCTGCTCGAGGACGACGTGGCGCAAGCTGATCTCATCTTGACGGAAGTGTTCCGGCTGCCGCCGCGCAACCCGCCAGCCGACCGAAATTAATGCAGCAACCGACCCGCCCACGTGGCGGGTTTTCTTTTGGGAATCCGCATGGCAAACCTCGGGCAGCTGGTCGTAAACCTTGAAGCAAATATCGCCCGATTTACATCCGATATGGGCCGCGCCTCCCAGGCTACCGAGCAGGCAATGAACAAGATCGACGGCGCGGTCGAGTTCGGCAAGAAGGCGCTGGGCGCGCTTGGCGTTGCCCTCTCCGTCGACTTGATCGTCAGCGAGATTAACCGCTCGCTGGACTCCCTGGCCGCGCTGGACGACATGGCGCAAAAGACCGGGTCGTCGGTAGAGACGCTGTCGAAGCTGAGCAAGGTCGCGGCGTTTACCGGTACGGACCTGGGCGCCGTCGACGGCATCCTGGTCAAGCTGTCGAAGAACTTGGCCGACGTCGACGAGAAAGGGAGCAAAACGGCCGCGGCTCTAGCTGCGATCGGAATCTCGACGGACGACATCAAGGGCAAAGATCCCGCCCAGGTCTTCGTCATGATTACCAACAAACTCCAGGACTACGAGGACGGCGCCAACAAGGTCGCTGTCGTTACCGATCTGATGAGTAAGTCGGCAGCGGATATGTTGCCGTATATGAACGACGTCGCCGAAAGTCTCGACAAGTTCACCGGCGACAGCGCGGAATCAGCAGCACAGGCGGCGGCTCTGCAGGACGGGCTGGGCCAACTGAAGGTCAAGTACGAGGAACTGAAGACGGGCATCATCGTCGAGGCCCTGCCGGCAGCCAACGCATTTATCGGTGCGCTGCAGGATACCTTGCGCGAGTCGAAGAACCTGGTGAGCGACACGGCCTTGACGACATGGGCCGATGAGGTAGCGCTCGTGTTGGCGCGCATGGCCGACGGTGGCGCGCTGGTGGGCCGCACGTTCAAGGCGGTTGGCGCGGAGATCGTGGCCACCGCGGCGAACATCGAGTTCATGGACGCGGTGCAGAAGAATGTCAACCCGGTCGGGGCGGCCAAAGTCCTGCTGTCGGGTGGCAGTCCGAACGATAATATTAAAGCGGCGATGGCGAAGAGAAATGCCATCATTGCAGACGCAAACACTACAATCGCGGCGCTTTGGACGAAGCCTCTCGATGGGTTCGAGCAGGCCATGTATTCGCGCATAGCTGGCCGCTTCGACAAGGGCCTGGCCGATGGTGCGGATGCTCTGGCTGGGATGGTGCCGCCACCCGCTGCGCCTCGTACCGCCCTTACGTACACGGGAGGAGATGGAAAGGCCGCGAAAACGGCGAAGGCTGGCAAGACAGCCGCTGAGATCGTTGACCCGATCCCGGCTGTCGCACGGATGCGCGAGTCAGCGCCGGATGAAAAGATGGCTGATCGGCTTGTTCGGGCAGCTCTGAACGAAACGTTGGCCATCCAGGGCACTATCGACGCGACCGAAGCGCTGCAACTGGCCGACCAGAAGCGCGCCGACGCCCATGTCCGCGCCATGGACCAGAACGCCGCCAGCGTCGAGCGCATCCGGCAAGACCTAATGACCGACGTCGAGCATGAGCAGCTCGTCTATGAGTCGCGCCTGGAGCAGTTGCGCGTCTATGGCGACAATAAGCTCGGCAGCGAAATGGCGGTCAACGCCTTGGTGGAGCAAGAAACCGCTCGGCATAAAGCAGCACTCGCCGCAATGGATCAGCAGGCCGCCGACCGCAAGATGCAGATGGACATGCAGCTCCTGGCGCAAGCCGGCGGCGTGGCCGACCAGATGTACGGCATGTTGCAGCAGGCCGGTCTCCAGCAGACTGCTCTGGGCCGGGCTGCGTTCCTGGCGTCGAAAGCCATCGCGGTGGCGCAGATCATCATGAGCACCAACGTCGCCGCGGCTGCCGCGATGGCGCCGCCTCCGCTCGGCTTGGGCCCCATCGCTGGCCTGGGTATGGCCGGCACGATCAAGGCGCTCGGCTATTCCAGCGCAGCCATGACGGCCGGCCTCGCGATCGCATCGGCCGAGGGTGGCTTCGATATCCCGGGTGGCGTCAACCCGGTCACCCAGCTGCACGAAAAGGAAATGGTGCTGCCGAAGGCGCAGGCTGAAGTGATTCGTGGTTTGGCACGCAACGGCGGCGCTGGCGGCGGGATAACCATCCACAGCAACCCGGTCATAAACATCGACAGCCGCAGCGACCAGCAGCAGGTCTACAAGATGGTCGCTGACGGAGTCGCGCGCGGCAACGCCGACCTGGTCGACAAACTCCAGAGATCAGGACGCATTTAATGGCAGTCATCAACCTACCAACCAACTTCTCGGTTGCAAAGCAAACGTGGGAGCAGGCCCGCTTGGACATGAACTTCACGTCCATCTTCGGTGCCCAGGCGGTCGAGGTCGGCTCGCCGTTGTGGTCGACCACGATCACCAGTAGCCTGAAGCGGCCGGAACAATGGCAGGCCGTGATGATGCAACTGCGCGGCCGCACGAACCAGCTGCAGCTGTGGAATTTCGGCCGCCCGGTCCCGAAAGGCACGATGCGCGGAACGATGACGGCAAGCGCTGCATCGATGGGCGCCACCTCGATGACGATCACTGCGGCCGGGCAGGCAGGCAAGACGCTGCTCACTGGCGACTATCTCGGCGTCGGCGCCGGCGTCACGCAACAGGTCGTGATGCTCATTGCCGACGCTACGTCGAATGGCTCCGGCGTGATCACTGTGAGCTTCGAGCCGGCGCTGCGCAATGCGCTGTCCGGCGGCGCTGTCGTTACCTGGGACCGTCCCAAGGCGCTCTTCCGGCGCACCGACTCGAAGGCGGGTTGGGACTACGATCCCGGCGTCGTCAGGCCAATGAGCATGATCCTCCTCGAAGACTGGCGAGCATAGCCCTGCACCAGCAACCCGCGGCCCCTCACGAAGGGGCCTTTTCTTTTTCAGGATCCGATGACTACTGCAGCGCAAAACGCGGAAATGGCCAAGCCGGTTGCCCGCGTCGTGTATTTCGTGGAATTCCAGTTCGCCACCAGCACGGCCCGTCTGTGCAATTCGAACATGGATCTCGGCTGGGGCGGCTACATGTGGTCCGGTGTTGGCACGCTCGGCGAGATCAGCCAGATCGAGGAATCGGACGGGCTCGAGTCGCGCCCACTGAACTTCACAATCAACTCGGCCCAGCAATCTTGGCTCTCGCTTTCCCTGGGGCCGGACGAAGAATACCGGGGGCGTCCGGCCAAGGTGTACATGTGTCCGCTCAATGAGAATTTCATCATGGTCGGCAATCCCGAGCAGTGCTGGTCCGGCCTGATGGACATGCTCAGCGTGGACTTTGCGGCGGCGAAAATAACGCTCAAGTGCGAGACGAGCGCCTATGGCCTGAAGCGCCGGCCGACCTTCCGTCTCAACGCCGCGCAGCACAAGGTCAAGAATCCTACCGATACCGGGCTGGACTACCTGAACGATCTGATCAGCAATCCAGCCGTGTGGGTCTCGGCGAACTTCCAGAGGACCGCATGACGCTCGCCGACTACATCACCGATCACCTGGGCAAGCCCTTCTCCTGGGGCGGAAACGATTGCGTCGGGTTCGCTGTGGGCTGGCTCGAGCACGCTACCGGCCGCGACTACCTGAGCCAGTACCGGCCTTGGTCGACTGCACTGCAGGCCGCGCGCAAGGTCGCGGACCTGGGCGGCCTGGATGCCCTGTTTGACGCAGAGCTCACGCAGATCAATCCGCACTTCGCTACCGATGGCGACCTGGCAATCATCCGCGGCACGGCGTTCATCTTCAGTGGCGCGCACGTCGTGTCCGTTGGCGAAAACGGCCTGGAGTTCCTCGACCGGCTCGAGGCCCAGTACGCGTGGAGCCACCAACCAAAAAACAAAGGATTACCCGAATGCCACCAGTAATTGTCGCCTTCGCAGCGTGGGCCGGTATCTCCGTCGCTGCGGCCTACCTGGTCGCGGCCACCGTCGTCCTGAGCGCCGGCATGGCCGTGTATGGCTCGGCGCAGGCCCGCCGCGCGGAACGAGATGCAAAAAACCAAGCCTTGGCCGCGATGAAGGATCGCATGGTCACGCGCATCGCGACCGAATCGCCGCACCGTCACATCTACGGCCGCGCGAAGGTTGGCGCCGACATCGTGGCGATGTTCACCACCGGCGACCGTGACCAGTTCAAGCACTTGGTGTGCGTGCACGCCGCGCACGAGTGCGACGCGATCGAGGAAGTGTGGGTCAATAACGCCCTGGTCGAGCAACTCGACCTGGCTGGCGACCCGACCGCCGGCCGCTTCGCCGTCACGCCTGACTCCGAGATTCTGGAAGAGCAAGTCGTCGGCCCGACCTTCTACCTGTCGCGCACGCCGCGCGCCGGCTCGATCTGGGTGTTTTCGGGTATCGGCGCCGCGATGCAGCCGGTCGCGATCACCGCAACGAACGGCCGCCAGATCACCGTGGCGCAGAGCGGGCCGCTGACCGTCTCGTATGAAGTCCCGTTGCGCAAGAAGATGAATGATGGCGTGACGGACCCCAACGAGGAACTGAGCAATATCCTGAACCCGGTCGTGCGCGTGCGAAAGCACCTGGGCACGCCGAATGATCCCGTCGATGCGAACCTGCATGCCGCACTGGGCGACCGGTGGCCATCAACCGCCGTGTTGCGTGGCCTGTGCTACACGATAATCACGCTCGACCTCAATCACCCCGAGTTCCAGAGCGGCATTCCGCCGATCCACGCGGTTATCCGTGGCAAGAAGCTGTACGATCCGCGCGACGGACAGACACGGTGGTCACAGAATCCAGCCCTGGTCATTCGTGATTACCTGACCGGCCCACTGTGCGGCGTGCCGGCGGCCGACCTGCCCACCGCGCAGTTCATCACCGCGGCGAACGTATGCGATGAGGCCTCGCCAACGGGCGGCGCGCGCTACACCATCAACGGCACCGTCACGTCCGACCAAGGGCAGGCAAGCGTGCTGGAGTCGATGACGCAGGCCATGGCCGGCGGCCTGGTGGCCACGACCTGGGACGTCTACGCGGGCAAATACGTCGCCCCTGTTGCTGCCCTGGTGCAGTCCGATATCGTCGGCGGTCTGTCGGTCACGCCTGGCGTGTCGGATGCGAGCGTCTACAACGGCGTCAAGGGCCAGTACATTGGCCCTGAAAACAAGTACGTCCAGACCGATTTCGCCCCGTACCAGAACAGCGCCTACCGTGCGAACGATGGGCGCGACCTGTACACCAACATCGATTTTCCGTTCACGGATTCGCTGCAGCGCGTCACCAACCTGGCGCGCATTTTCGTCGAAGACCAGCGAAATGGGTTCACGATCCGCGCCGAGTTCAGCCTGAAGGCCTGGCCGCTCAAGGTCGGGCAACGCCTCACCTTCACCAGCGCAGTGCTGGGACACAACGCGAAGGTCTTCCGCATCACGGACAAGTCGTACTCGCCGACGTCGGCCGTGCAGCTAACGCTCAAGGAAGACGCGGCTAGCATCTGGGACTATGCGGACTCCACGGTCGTGGACAGCACACCGAACACCGATCTTCCCGACCCGTGGAAGATTGACGCGCCGGCCTCGCTGTCGTGCACCTCGGGCGAGGCGGCACTGCTGCGCCAGGCTGACGGCACCACCGTGCCACGCATCATGGCGTCGTGGCCGGCAATGACTCAGCCGAACGGCGTGCAGGTCGAAGTGGAGTGGCGCGCGATTCAGTCGACTACCTGGGAGCGCACGACGGTATCGGCCAGCGAGACGCGCGCCTACCTGTCGCCCATCACGCCGGGCTTCTTCTACGTCGTCCGCGCTCGGACGGTGAATCCGTCGCTGAACATCCACTCCAACGCGGTTGCCACCATCTACCAGGTCGAAGTGTTCAAGGCCTCCGCCACGGTCTACATGTGGTCGACCGACATGCCGGCGCCGCCGACCGGTGCGGGCGCCTACTTGTGGAGCAATGGGACGTTCGGCGCCGCGCCGGCTGGCTGGAGTTTGACCGAGCAGCCCGCACCTGTGACGGGCAATACCACCCAGTGGGCGGCAGTTGTACCGCTGTCCGATATCACTGATGCCGGCACTACGCCGTTCGACTGGTCGACCGCCGCGATCGTCAATGTGGGCTATGCGCCGTCGGCTGCAGGGCAAGGGCCAGCAGGTTATAGCAATGTGACTGTCGCCGCCTACCAGCGAAAAGCCACAGCGCCGACGGGCACGCCTGGCGCAGTAAATGTCGACCTCACGACCGGCAAGATCACGACGGCGACGCTCGCCAACGGCTGGTTGAAAGATATGCCGACTGACGACGGGAACCCGTTATATGCCACCTACGGTAGTGCAAGCGGGACGGGTACTGCGGATGCAATTGCGGCCAATGAGTGGACGGGTGCGATCGTTCTTGTGCGGAGTGGCGCACAAGGACCGCAAGGCCCCCAAGGCCCCCAAGGCAATCAGGGGGTACAGGGACCAATTGGACCTAACGGCGCGCCTACCTACACCTGGATTAAATATTCGGACAACGCGGATGGCACAGGCCTGTATGACACGCCAACGCCGTCTACGCTTTATATCGGTATCGCTGTCAATAAATCGGCTCAGGCAGAAAGCGCGGTCAAGACCGATTATGTCTGGTCCCGCTTCCGTGGCGACCAGGGCGTGCAAGGACCAACCGGGCCGAATGGCCAGCCGACCTACACTTGGGTCAAATACGCCGATAACGCTTCCGGTGCTGGACTGACGGATAACCCTGCTGGCAAGCTGTATATCGGCCTTGCCTACAACAAGGCAACGGACGTCGAGAGCACAACCCCGGGCGATTATATGTGGTCGCTGATCAAGGGCGACCAGGGCGCGGCAGGCCTGAATAACGCCACGGTGCGGATCTACCAGCGCAGCAACAGTGCTACCGCACCAGCCTTGCCGACTGCCGATGTCACGTACGCATTTGCTAACGGCGCCGTTACTGGGCTGAACAACAACTGGTTTGCTTACATTCCTACTGCAGGCGGAGCCTACCTGCACACCAGCCTTGCTACGGCGGCAGCGGTGACTGCAACCGACACGATCCCACCAGGAGAGTGGGCGGCATCGCAGCTGATGTACGACGCGGCAGACCTGATTGCAGCAAAGGCAGCAGCAGATGCGGCCAATGCACGGATTGCGAATATCAGTGCGAATGGCGTGCTCGACCGAAGCGAGAAGCCCGCTATCAATGCCGAGTGGAACGCCATCAACAAGAAGGCCACTTTGCTCGAAATCCACGCGGATAGCATGGGCGTCAGCCGAGCGACACTGAGCGCGAAGTTTGGCGAACTTACTTCGTACTTGCAGGCCTTGGTCCCGCAGTGGAACGACGCCACCCAAGACACGAACATCGTCCGCGCTGATTTCGACGCGAAGTTCAATAACTACTACGAGTCCGAAGTCGCACTGCTGAACGCTATTGCAGCGAAGATACAAAGCAACGCCGCCCTGGCTGGCGCCAAAGCCGATGCTTCTGGTGGCTTGACTTTGATCGGTCGTGGGATTGCTGTGCTCGGCAACAGTGCAACCAAGGAAACCGGAACGACTGGATTCAACGCTGACTGCTATAGCAAGGAGGCATATTCGGGTGGTTGCTTCGCTTCGGTCGTTCCGGTCGACACAAGCGTTTCGACCGATCTTATGTTCGGATTGAACGAAGACCCAGTAGGGGATAACGGCTGGGGCGTGGGCGGCTGGCAGGGACTGAATTATGCCCTGCGGTTGCAAAACAGCGGCGCCATTACCTGTTTTGAGGGCAGTGTCGAGGTTGGACAGCTCGGGTTATTCGTGTACGGCGACATCCTGTCAATCGAATACGACGAAGTGGAAGTTCGTTATAAGAAGAACGGTCTTTTGTTGCGGTCGGTTTCTGCCCCTGCAGGATGGCGGTTCTATTTTGACAGCACGTTTTACACGGTAGGGTCAAAACTTACGCGGATTATTTTCGCGCCATTCGGCAGCGGCGCTGCGGTCGTGGCCGCAAAAGCAGCGGCTGACGCAGCGCAAGCCGACGCAACGGCCGCGAAAACCTCGCTAAGCAGGATCAGCGCCGACAACTGGCTGGCCGCACAGGAAAAGCCAGTTGTCATTCTGGAGTGGAAGCGGATCGCGGACGAGCGCTCAGGGATCGTTGCGCAAGCGGCCAACCTCGGCATCGGGGCCGAGAAAACGGCGTACCAATCAGCCTATGACAGCCTGAGCAGCTACCTCCCTGCAACATGGAATGACTTGACCGTGGACACCGCGATTGTGCGGACCGTCTTCGACCAGAAATTTGCCGATTACTACGCCGCGCGCCAGTACCTGCTGAACACGATCACCGCAGTGCTGCAATACAACGCGGCGCAGGCGGCCACGACGTCAACGTGGGCAGGTACAAGTGGAGCAGGTAAGCCAGCCGACTACGCTACTGTCGGCGCGCCGCCTGGGACCAACGTCGGAAACACCCCGGCCACGACCGTCGAAGCGAACGCCAACAGCGCCGTGAAGGTGCCGACGTTCACGCTCACTGGCACCTTTGACGGCACGGCGTCTACTCCAGCGACCACGATGCAAACACTAAGCCGGGCGCTTTTTGCAACGGTCTCAGGTAACGCAAACCCGGTCACGATCACATGGGAGGCCACCAATGTCGACGCAACGGTTCCCATCAGGATGACCAGCAACACTGGGCCGAACGTTACCGTCTCCGCTACAGCCGGCAACACCGCGATCTTGATTGCCATCAAGTGCACGGCTACCGACGCTGTAACCGGGCAATCGCTGGTCCGCACCGGCCTTGTCAACCTTCGCTTTGGGAATGTGTAATGGATATCGAAAATTGGTATGCCGGTGTTGACGGGGAAGGCTTCGTCCAGCAGTTTGAGAGTGCGCTAGAGGAGGGGGAGGGGCCAAACCTTCCGCTGCCTGGCCCGTTCCGATACTGCCGGCTACCGGGCCCACCAGCTGTCCCACCTCAGCCAGCCCCGACCTATCGTCTGCGCTGGATGGGCTTCGACGCAGATCCGGAATGGGCCGAAACAGCGCCGATCGAGCAACTGCGCGCCGAGCGCAATGCCGCCATAAATGCTTGGAAGCTTGAGGCGAACAATACCTATTTTGAGTTCGCCGGCGAACAGATCTCGTATCGCGACTCGGACCGCATCGAGATCCAGGCGGTGCACAACTGGGTCACGCTCACCGGCTCGATGCCGACCTGGCCAGACTGGCCAGCTGCCTGGAAGGCGATCAGCAACCGCTGGGTGCCGCTGCCCGACGTCAGCACATGGAAGGCCTTCACCCTGGCCATAGCGGAGCGCGGCACTGCCCACTTCAAGCGCGCGCAGCTGCTCAAGGCCATCCTGGCCGCGGCGGCGACGCCCGCCGAAATCGAAGCAATCACTTGGGAGGGAAATATTTGATGGCGAAATCAGGAACGGTCACGCTCCGCTTCACCTCGCGGTGGCCCTACAACCCGATGAGCCTGGCGATCGCCACCTTCACCGGGTCGAAGTTCTTCAGCCACGTCGTCTCGATCATCGGCGACCGCGCCTACGAATCGTCGATGACGCACGGCTGCCGGGCCTGCTCGGTCGACCAGGTCATGGACGGCGTCGTGCGGTACCGTGACATGCTGGTCGACGTGCCGGACATCGATGCCGCGATCGCATTCGGCGAGGCGCAACACGGCAAGCCCTACGACTTCGCCGGCGCCATCGGCCTGCCGCTGCTCAAGTCGGACGATTGGTGCGATGACGGTAAGTGGTGGTGCAGCGAAGTCGTGTTTGCCCAGCTGATGGCCGGCGGCGTCAACCTGCTCGATCCAGACGAAGTTCATCGCGTCACCCCGAACGACCTTTTCCAGTGCTTTTATCCAAAGTCCGAACTTATGCGCGCGTGAGCCGCACACCAGCAACCACCAAAGAAGCCGCCTCGAGCGGTTTTTTTACGCCCAATGAATAGGCAAAAAATGAGCAAATCCAACATCCCCAAAATCAGCAGCTACGTCGGCGCAGCCAGCTCGTTCGGGGTTGGCGCCCTGACAATGAACGAATGGGCATGCCTGATCGGTATCTGGCTGGGCTTCCTGACCTTCGTCATGAACGCCTGGTACACGCACCGCAAGGACAAGCGCGAGCAGCGCCTGAAGGAGCTCGAGGAGCAGGAACTGCTGTCGCGCATCATCGCGCAGGGGACCAAGCTGTGAGCCCGCTTCGCTTACTGCAGTTGGCGATCGTGCCTGCGCTGGCCGAACTGGCGCGTTCCGGGATCCCGGACAGCACTGATGCGCGCCGCCTGCTGCTCACGATCGCGCTGCAGGAATCCGGCCTGGCGCATCGCCGCCAGGTGGTCGGCACCGGCGGCGTCGAGAACGGCCCGGCCGCCTCGTTCTGGCAGTTCGAACAGGGCGGCGGCTGCAAGGGCGTGCTGACGCACCACGCCACCGCCGAGCGCATGCGCGACGCCTGTGTGGCGTTCAACGTGTTCGCCACGCCCGAGGGGCTGTGGGAGGCAATGCGCTACCACGACATCATTGCGGCGATCGCCGCCCGCCTGCTGGTCTTTTCGCTGCCGTCTGCACTGCCCACGAACGCGCAAGCCGGCTGGGCGCAATACGTCTGCGCTTGGCGGCCCGGCAAGCCGCATCCAGAAAAATGGGCCAGCAACTGGGAGCTCGCCACCCTCACCGTAGGAGAAAAATAATGGCACCAGCAATTGCAGCACTGATTCCGATGCTCGGCAACATGTTCGATCGGATATTCCCGAACCCGAAGGACGCAAACGACGCAAAGCTCGAGGTGATGCGTATGGCTCAGGCCGGCGACATGGCGCAGCTCAACGCTGATCTGCAGCTGGCTCTCGGCCAGATGGAGGTAAACAAGGTTGAGGCGGCCAGCCAGTCAATGTTTGTGGCGGGATGGCGGAGCTTTATTGGTTGGGTGTGCGGCGCCGCGTTCGCGTTCAAGTTCATCTTGGGCCCGGCCGCCGTCGTAATCATGGCCATGATCGGACACCCGATCACGCTGCCGGTGTTCGACTTCACCGAGATGAGCACCATCCTGCTGGCGATGCTGGGGCTGGGCGGTTTGCGCACGGTTGAGAAGGTAAAGGGAGTTTAATGGCGCGAGTGCAGACGTCTGCACTGGGGCGAGACGGGGCTGTCATTAAGCTGTCATTCCGATGCCCAAACAGCCCCATCCAGCCCCAAAAAAAGACAGCCACTTATTTCTAAGTGGCTGTTTTATAAGGATTAGTTGGTGGAGGCGGAGGGAATCGAACCCTCGTCCGCAAGCGCTCTACAGACAGTTCTACATACTTAGCACTATCATTTAAT